ATCCAACCCCTATCGTCTCCGAATAGTGTCAGAAGAGAACGGACTTCCGCTTCGCCGGCGTAGGCTACAAAGATGTAACCTTCATTGATTAGTTCTTTGAACTTCTTCCTAAGCCCCAGCCAAGTAGGAGAACCTTCTTGCCCATGCAGCCACTTAGTCGCTTTACCTTTAGGTTCACGGTCAACGGAAGTAGATGCAGAAACAGAGACCAAGTTCAACTTGCGTTCTGATACGCCGTTAAACTCAAAATCCAACCAGCAAAATTTCATAGTGCATACTCCGACTCAACGTGGGGGCCGCTGTCGGTACTCTTAGAGTCTGGATTGAATATGAAACTCCAGCTCCCATCTCTATGCAAAAGAGCGGATGCAAAATTATCTTTGGTGAACTTTTGATACTGTTCAAGAAGCTCATTGGCTTCAACGTAAGAAGGTTTATTTCTTAAACCTCTTAACGCATCGCCGGAGTTAATTATTTTTTTAACACCGTCGAGACCCTGCGCCTTATAGAATTCTCTTATGGTGTTAAACCATACCGGAAGAGAGCGAAGGCATATGCGGTTAAAGACTTCTGTTTGTTTATGGAAGTCGCTCGATTCGCCTTCCACAAAATTATGGTAAAGGTAGTTAGCAACTTCCCCCAGAAAGTCATTGCTGGCGCAAGCTTCAATAAATTCTTTCGCAAACTTCCTAGCCGCCTTCTCCCCCATGGTCGCCTCAATCGACTTGGGGTTTAGATCTGGAAGGTAGAACTTTCTATCTGGGTACTGAAGTTCGATTGACGCTTCGACATTGTTGGCGAGAACAAAGCTGGCCCAAAGTTTCTCTTGTTCCCCAACGTCAATTCCTTTTCTCTCAATCGCCGCCCGACCGTTGTGGTAGGACTTAAGGGTTTCTCTCGCTGATTCAGTCAGCTTGGTTTCATCCAGAAAGAACATGCGGCAATTGGTGACACCGACATGAAACTGCGACCGGCTGAACCCTCTCGACGCCGAATTAAAATTCTTTTCTCCTACTAGGGCTTTTCCTAGGTGTTCGACAAAAAGATTCTTCCCGGTTCCCGGTACGCCGCAAAGAACTAAAACCGGATCGGCCCTTGTAAACGTCGCGTCCCTCAGCCAAGCCTGGATTGACCGGCGGTCTCTTTCAACTTCAGTAAGCGAATGGATCAAGATCTTAAACAGTTCTGGGATCTCTGGTAACTTACCATTTCTATAGTGCTCCCAACCAACCGCCCACGGTGCAGGGCTCCACTCGTTAAAGATCTGTTCGCCCTCTTCTTTAAAGATCCTGGGCCTGTTGGGGTAGTACGATAATCGGCACTGCGAAGAATTTGTCTGGCGGTAGATGTCCCAGCCCTTCCTGCTTCCAAAAACATCACTGAGGCTATCTTTAATGACTTCAAAGGAGTGGCTATACCTTTTGTCTTGGGACGGGCTATAGAGAAAGCTCTTACTTATATCCTCAATGTTTATGATTACTTTTTGTTCAGATAGAGGTTCGTCGATCTCTTCACTGAGGTAGGATTGATCTAAAGGGATTTCAAGGAGTCGGTTTTTCTCCGCCTTCTTTTTCTCAGCATCAATGCGCTTGGCTTCAATCCTGGAAGCTTCCAAGGCTTCTTTCTTAGCCGCCTCTGCCCCAAGCATCAATTCGACCAGGGCTGACTTTAGGGCTTCGCCCCAGTTCTGATCGACCATCTTATCTAAGAAAAGGCTAGGGCCAATGAACTCAGAAAGTTGCGCCGCTTCCTCTGGGCCGAGGTGGCTTCTGATTTGAATTAAGAAGTCTTGCTTAATGTGTTTGGTGCCGACTCTTAGGGATTTTGCAGTCGTGGCATTGAACGGATGATTTAATTTGAAAATAAATTCGGCTACTTGACCGGGAAGCATGGTTCTAACTCCTTTAACATATCTTTGGTCGTCATCGGTGAATGAGGATCTGTCTTACTAAAAAAGTTTGATATCTGTCAAAATAAAAACCGCATGAACGTGAGTCATGCGGTTTTATTCACCGGTACCTGCGATGACGACCAAGTCAATCAAAGGTTGGCCGGAATATAACAGGGCTTATATCGGTATTCAAGTATAAATTTAGGACAGAATGTAGGCAACTAGAGGGTTACGGTAAGCAGGTTATGGTAACAATGGTTATGGTAAGCTGCTTATTTTGAAATTCACGGGGTATATATTCATATAATTTTTTTTTTTTTTTTTTTTTATTCTTTTTGCGATTCAAAAAAGTCGATTTTGGATGTTTGCTTGTGCATTTTGGTGTACCGCGTGTTGGTAAAGTTAAATCAAGCACTTAAGTCCTATACTTACCTTTTTGGCGGCTTAACTGGCTCCGGGGCCAGTTTTTTTACCTTCAAAGGTACCCTCAAAATAGAGGGAACAAGTATATTACCCTATCGGCGAAAAGAGGTGAAGCTTTATTTGTACAAGTGAATTAATTTAACGGCATGACTAAAGAACTACATTACTTCATGGGTATCGACCCCGGTGCTTCCGGCGGTGCGGTCATCATTGACAGTGTTGGAAGTCTGGTCGGGCTGTATAGGTTCGATGAAGAGAGACCTGGGGGGCCAGCGAAGTTACTGTCGGATCTATGCAGCACTTGGAAGTTTGAGGGGATAGGGCTTGAGAAGGTGCACTCGATGCCAGGCCAGGGAGTGGCCACCATGTTCGCCTTCGGGATGAACTACGGGATGCTACAAGGCGCAATGACTGCCGTAGGGGTAGAGTATTCCTTAGTGGCTCCGCAAAGCTGGCAGAAGTGGCTACCGTGGACGCCAGACCAGTTGCCTAAGGCAAGAGCCGCAGAAGCCGCAACGAAGATCTGGGGCGCGGATCGGTTCATCTTCCCCCGCTGCCGTACTCCTCACAGTGGATGCGTCGATGCAGCCTTGATTGCAATGTACATGCTTAGACTTTACAGCGGGTTATCTAAAGAAACTCCTGCCGCACCTCTGAGGAAAAAGCGCCGACCCATGACGCTTTAATGTTGTTCTATCCCGGAACAATAGTGTAAACCAATAGTCAGAACAAAAAGTGATAGCACATTTGATTGCAAACTTATTTTGTAAGTTGCTAATAAAAGGATATATTATACCGAGAGGGTGTAAACTAAGCTGGAATTGAAATTAAATTACCGGCTTTTTTGTGTTTGAAATTTCTACTTCACTGTAGCGACAAAGCAGCGAAAGGTAAGTTATGGCCAAAGGCTTCAAGAGTGGCGGACGCGATTGGAAAAAAGGAGAGAGCGGCAACAGCCGCGGACTTCTCCCGATGCCTGAAGAGTTGCGGGTGGTTAAGAAGTTAACACCTTCTTATGTGAAGATGGTTATAGCCAAATTAGCCAGAATGTCGCGTGATGAATTTATTGAGTTTCAAAGAAGGCCAGCGGAACTGGGCGGACCTAATATGATTGAAATGACTATCGGTTCCATACTTATGAAGGCGGTCGAGACCGGCGATCATTCCCGTTTGAATTTCATATTGGATAGGTCTATCGGGAAAACTGTCGAAGAAAGAAACGTTACACTTCGCCCTGTTACCTACACCACTTCTATTAGAGGCGACGGCTCGCTTCTTCAAGCTGTTCTCGATGAAGAGTCCGAGAAGGAGGGCGAAGGGTGAAAGCTTTTATCAAGACGGACGGCGATATTAAAATTGCCGAACACGATACTTGGGTTGTGTCGCCTAGGCTATATGCATGTGTTCAAGATAAACTCCCAGATCAGCCGGACTTCAGATCTAGCATCGGCGCGTTAAGATACTGGTCCGTTAAATTCATAGTAGAGCCTTACCTCCCTGAGACCCAATTGATTTTAATGCACAACGGAGAAATTGTTCAGGTTATCGGAATTGAGTGGAGAGAGTCTGAGAAGGAGGGCGAAGGGTGAGCAACTACTCCGACAACATGGGCGACAAGATGCGCGGGCTGGTTACGTTGCTGATAACTTTAGCTGCCCAGGAAAACGATAAACATCAATACAGCATAGCCGAAGTCTCTTATGCTTTCTCAACTGCCCCAGGCTGTATCTGTATAGTAAATAACCCTATGGAAAACCTTACCCTAACGAAACTAGACGGGGTTGTTAATTGACTGAACAGCCTGAAGAAAACTGCAACTGTCTCAGATGCCAGGGCCTAAGGGGCGAAACTCCCCAGCCAAGCATGGCCCTTATCCAAGATAAGTTGGTTTCAGAGGGTAAGCTATTAATCGGGGCAAGTGGTGAGAAGTATAAAGATGTGGCACTTTCTTTTGCACTAAGGCTGAAAGAAAAGTACCCCGACCTCGTCGTTGAAGTCTTTGACTTTAAGGAGCCGCCACTTGGTCTATGACAACGAAAGAGACTTTGAGGACGATAACTCCCCGGTCAATGTCACAGTCAATGCACCTGAGCCGCACTCAAAGAAGCAGGCTCTTATCATGTCGGCGTTTCAGATACCGACCATTCGTAAGATCTATGTTGCATGTGGAACAAAGTACGGGAAATCCCTAAGTGCGGCGAGTTGCCTAAGTCATGCCGCTATGAACCGGTCGGAAACCAAATGGCGCTGGATGGCTCCGATCTATGAACAGGCGAAAGTTGGGATGAGCTACTTTCGGAAGATGCTTCCCCCCAGCCCGCATTCAGAATTTAAAGATGTGGCGATGCGGGTGGATCTGCCGTATCTCGGAACAGAGATTCAGTTCTGGCATTGTAAGAATCCTATCTCTCTTGAAGGTGCAGGTATCAACGGCAACATATTCGACGAAGCCGCCAAGTGCCCCTACGATGCAGTCGCCGCCGCCCAGACAACTGTAACCTTTACGAAGGGGCCACAGGGCTACTTCTCCACGCCGTTTGGAAAGAACTGGTTCTATAGGGAGTGCATGGAAGCGCGTGAGCATATGGCCTGGGCCAAGAAGAAGGGTGTACTTCCGGAGCGAATCTTTCTAACCGCAAGAACAATAGACAATCCTTTCATTGATCCAATCATCATTGCGGAAGCAAAGCGTTCGCTTCCGGATCGACTCTTCCGGCAGTATTACATGGCCGAGTTTATGGATGACGGATCAGTATTCATTGGATTCAGAGAATGTATCCAAGGACCAGAGATCCTAGCCGACGGCGCAGTGCAGCATTGGATATCTCCCAACGCAAAAGAACTCTCTGTCTTTCTCGGTATCGACTGGGCGAAGAAAGAAGACTATACTGTAATCACTGCACTTTCGATGGTAGACGGCAAACCCCAGATGGTCGGCTTTATGCGCTTTCACGGCATAGGCTACGTCGAGGCATTAAAAGAGCTTTATAAATTCATCAAAAAGTTTAAGAATGTTATCAATATAAAACATGACCGTACTGGTGTTGGCGAAGCGATTGATGACATGATGGCACAACTTTCAGTGCCATTCGACGGAGTGATATTTACCAGTGCGTCAAAAGCCGCAATGGTTAATCAGCTCATGATGGCTTTTGAAACGAGAGCCATTGTCATTTGCAACTGGGCTGAACTGATTATGGAGCTTGAAAGTTATACGGTCATTACCAATGAACTAGGTAATGCCAGGTACTCAGCTCCTTCGGGGATGCATGACGACATTGTGTCGAGTCTGATGTTAGCCAACATGGCCGCGCAAGAATACTCGCAAGACTTTAAGCTTAACTTCCTTGAAGACTTGCCACAGCAGAAGATGACCGTCGATAGCTGGTACAAAGATTTAGCCGATGAAGACGATTAAAGGAATATAATGGAACAGGAAATCAAAGAAGCTAAAGTAGTTCCGTCTTCCTTTTCTAGCGAGATGTCTAATCTAGTAGAAAAGTCTTTTGATACTGCCAACAGCGGTAACGATGCCGCTAATGAAATGTGGTCGCCGGAAGTAAAAGCTTTCCTAGATGCCACTACTCTTAAGTCTCTCTTCTTTTCAGAAGACTGGGTTTTCATTGGGACCGATCTTGTCGCCAATAAGATCAGTTCCCAACCGCTTAGAGTTATGAAGACTGTAGTTAAGGGCGGTGAAGAGATCACCGAACCCTTCATGGACCATCCTTTAAACACACTTCTTGAACAGCCGAACCAGTGGCAAGACTATTCGCAGTGGATGTATAACACTGTTGTTGAACTTACTCTGATGGGCAATGCTGTTATGTGGCACGCGCCGCGCACTGGCCAGATCCTTACCTTGTCCACTGAAAACATTATGATGGACTTTGACAATAAGGGCGCAGTCAGAAGCTATACCATTACCGCCGCCAATGAAGATTCAGGCGGCATGAGTCTGACCAGGCTTCAGACTTTCGACGTTAAACAGATTGCCCATGTGCGCCGGCCAAATCCTAGCAGTCTCCTTTGGGGACTTTCGCCTTTTATCCCAGGTCGAAAGTCGATTCTCTTTAACCGATACAGCACTGACTACTTAAATGCGTTCTATCAGAAGCAAGCAACTCCTGGCCTAGCGTTATCACTTGACCGCACTGTTAACGAAGATGTCGCTTTACGTCAATTGCGCTCGTTCGAGATGGCCTATCAAGGTCGAAAGAACATGCGCCGGACATTGATCTTGCCTAAAGGTGTTACAGCGACAACGCTTACACATTCTCTGTCAGATCAAAAGTTAATCGATCATATCAATCAAAACCGTGAAACGATTCTCGGACTGCTAAAAATACCTAAGCATGAGCTAGGGCTTCAAACTGCTGGCAGTCTCGGCAGCGAAGAGTTTAAGATTGCTCTACGCAATTTCTGGGAATCCACTCTTATCCCGTCAATGAAATTCATTGAAGGAACCCTTTCTAAGTTCTTCCAGAAGGAATTAGGCGAAGGCGTCTTCTTCCAGTTTGATTTAAGCGGTGTCGAAGCTCTTAAAGATGACCTGATGAAGAAAGCTGAAACCGCTATCAAGATGTTAGCGGCAGGACTTTCAGTCAATGAAGTACGTCAAGACGTTTGGAAGAAAGAAATTATTGAGGCCCCCGATGCAGATCTTCCGCATATTATGGTCGTTACTCGCGCTAGTGCGAATCCTTTTGGACGCCCCGCCCCCGGAGCTTTGCCACCAAAGGAAGAAGAACCTCAAGCCGCCGAGGTAGAGGAAGAGACTTTAGCCCTTACCTCCGGGCGTACGAAGATGACGTTCACTCCAAAGATGGAGGAACTTCGTACCGTAATGGTCAAGCAACTGATGGACGAGGAAGAACGTACTATAGGAGAACTCTCGAAAAGTGCGGTCGATCTATTGGTCGACATGACTAGCACTGCCGTCGATGTTGTTCTTGATTCTGTTAAAGGGCTTAAGCATGTTGCCGCTTGGAGCACTAAGGCAGACAACAAAGACCTTGCCCGCCGAATTGAGAAAGCTTTCGCTTCTAAGTTCGAGGAAGAGTGGCAGAACGTAATTGCCAAGACTTTAAAACAGTCTGTCGATGTCGGCTATGACCAGCAACTAGAGTTCGTGTTCAATGAAGCGGCAAGGATTGAAGTAGAAGTCCTTAGGGCAAGAGACTCAAATAAACGGCGGGCTTCACTTTCCGCTAGGGGGTTGGAGTCGTTTTCTAGTATATCTAAGACACACACTGATAGAATCATTGGCGAGATAGCTAAAGGGCAAGAGGCAGGGGAGTCGATAACGGCGATCATGCGGCGGGTGGCTGACTCCCTGGGAACACCGGGGCAGTTGGCCGGCAAAGCCGAAACGATTGCGCGAACGGAAACCTTAACCGCTGTCTCAATAGGCCAGGCCGCCGCTATGAAAAATGCAGCGGAAGTCATACCTGGGCTTAAAAAAGGCTGGATGTCTGCCGGCGATTCAAGGGTCCGGGACTCTCACGCCCAGGTAAACGGCGAAGTCATAGACGCCGACGAGAAGTTTAGTAACGGGCTTGCCCATCCGAGAGACACTAACGCCGGCGACGCTGGCGAAGTTATAAATTGCAGATGCAGCTTGATATTAATCCCTCCTGGGGAAAAATTGGAGATACCATGAAAACCAAGAAGTCGGATAAAAATGTCACTAAGCTAGTCTGCAAAGATAGTTTTGACATTAAGCAAGTCGGTAAAGAAATTGTTATCGAAGGCTTTGCCAACAAAGCGACAATAGACCGAGGCGACGAGATTATAACCACCGATGCATGGGAACTGGATAACTTTAAAAAGAATCCAATCATCCTATTCAATCACGGTATGGATACTCTCGGCGGCACTCCCGTCGGTAAAGCAACTGAAGTTCGGGCTACCGATGAAGGACTTTTCCTCAAGGTCAAAATGTCCAACTCCCAAGCCCCGCTAATAAAGATGGTCCGGGACTTGGTAGAAGAAAGAATCCTAAAAGCTTTCTCAGTAGGGTTCAGCCCTAAAGAGTCTGACATAGTAGAGCATGACGGTAAGTCGATCAGAAAGATTTCAAAGGCAGAACTCTTTGAAGTCTCAATCGTTGGCGTACCTATGAACCAGGATTCTTTGTTTGAACTATCCGCTAAGTCGATGACCAGTAAATCTTTTCATCAAATCAAGTCTGAGATCCTAAAAGCCAAGGGCGCAGACAAAGCCGCCGCAATGGAAGAGATCTTAGGGGCAGCACCTAACCGCAAAGGCAACATTTATTCTGTAGCGGAAGTTCTCGGATTAGATGTTAATGACGTTCTAGGTATGCTGGCCGGCGACAAGGAACTTACTAAAGAAGTCGAAGATGCGATCCGCTCTAGCGTTAAAGCGGCGAATCTAAAAGAAATTTTAGAGGCAGCCCTTTCTAAACTAGAAGACGGCGGCACTACCGACGCCGTTCAGGAAGAACTTCTAGCCGCTCTCAAAGGGGACGAAAGTGAAGAAACCGAACAAGACTCTGAAGAAGCAAGCACTGATACTGAAGAAACAGAAGAAACAGAAAGCGCGGATAGCGGAGACTCTGAAGAAGCTGGAAAAGAGGGCGCAAGCGAAGCTGAAGGAACAGCAGCGGGAAGCGATGATGAAAAACCTAGCGAAACAGATGCAGCAGACGGCGACGGAAACGACGCCAAGTTAAAAGCCGACTTCCAAGATTGCGTTAGTGCTATGG